TATCCCGGGGGGCTGCCGGCGCCGCCGCCGTATCCGCCCCGGCCACCCTTGCCATACGCTGCCGGCTTTTTGGGGACCAGCAGCGCGTCGGCACCATTTACGCCGTTTGCTCCGTAAGCATTGGCAATGATTTCTGTACACTCCAACGTATCAGGAATGCGCTGGAGCGTGTACCGGCCCATTCCGGTTCCCGAAGTACCGGGATTACCTGCAGCCGCGCCGCCGCCCAATGCGCCGGATGCGTACACTTGCACATCGCCATCCCGGCTTGATCCGTTGAATGTGGCCGAGTCTCCGGTGGATTTCAACCGACCGGCATCGTCAACATTGCTGGCGCCGCCGGACCACGGATTTCCGTCTTCGTCTGTCACCTGTCCGGCAGCCACCGGTGTGGCCCACTGGGGTGTACCGACTTCCGCCGTCTCATCCAGGCCGGCACTGTCGCCGCCGGCAATGCCGGTATCACCTGGCTCCGCAAACCGTTCGCCGGTGATTGGATCTGTATAGCCGTTTTCCAGCACGTCGCCATCTGCAGACGTGTAGCTGCCAAAGATGGTATCCGTTCCCAGGCTCCCTTCGGCGTCTGGTGAGTCAGCATTGTACGGAGCGCCCAGGCCGCCCACGCCGCACTGATAGGAAAACGTCCGGCCCTGGGTCAGATCCAGGCGGATCTGCAGCACTTTGCCGCCCTGTCCCGGCTCTCCGCCGTCTCCGCCTTTGCTGGGGGCGCCGTAGGCATAGCCGGAATTGTTGATCTTAATGCTCAGAACAGTATCCGTCCAGGACACTGTGACCGATGTACCGTCCTGGCCCTTTTTCCCGCACTTGCCGCCCTGGCCCGCGCCGATCAGGACGGCCTCGCCGTTTTCGGCATCTGCTGGAAACGAAAACTGACCGGTCCCGGTGAGGACCACGCGCTCGTCAAAATACTCCGCGTCTTCCGGCTGAGGGGGCCGGAAGCCCACCAGCGCCACCACATCAGAGCGCAGCGTCTTGGATATGGTGTCGTCCATGGTGGAAATGCAGGCATCTACATACCGCTTTTCATAGGGGTGGTATATGGAGATGACATAGCCGGGCTTTTCTGCCTGGGCCACAATGGGATTTTGGATGGTTTGCACACAGCGGTAGTATTCGGCCAGCCGGTTGGCCACTGCTACGGCGTTGACCAGGGTCACCAGCGTGGCATCGGTGATGGTCTTAACGTTCTCCGCAGCACCTTCCGTCACGGTCTGGCGCACCTGCCGGGTGGAGTGGATGTAGGCGCGCCCCGTCAGGGTCCCGGTACCGGCGGAAAGCTTGGCGTAGTTTGCGCCGCTTTCCAGGATTGCAAAGCCGGTGGCGGTCAAATCGTGCATGGGATTGTCAAAGGTAATGATGTCGCCGGACTGGGCGGTACCGGAGAACAGCTCCGTCTCCTCACCGCCCTGGATGTATTGATGCTCCGTTACGATGACCGCGCTGACCGGCGCGCCGTACTCCGCGCTGCCGCCCTGGTACATCCGGCTGGATGTGACAGTAGAGGAAACGCCGTCCCACAGAGGCTCAATGCGCAGCACGCCGTCCAGGTCTGTTCCGGCGCTGGCGCCGATGGCAAAGAGGACCTCCGCCAGATTGTCCCGGGCAGACCGCTGGGGCGGTTTGGCATACGGCAGCCAGCCGTACAGCCGGATGGAGGCCATCCGCTCGTTGACGATCACCGGTACCGGCCCGCAAATGGATGCGACGATCTCCTGTACCGTCTGCCCGGTATAGATCCCACCGGGATGGATCTGCGTGGACAGGAGGCCCATGGCGGTGAGGCCATACAGGGTGTAATGGGTGGGGCTGACTCGGGTAATGGACTGCAGGTAGTAAATTCCCCGCTGGGTCCCCCGGTGGATGTAGGTCAAAGGGGCATTTTTGTCAAAGGTGGTAATGGTGGGGTCTGAAGTCCGGACGGTGGCGGACAGGCTGTCCGCGCTCAGCGACGCGGATGTCAGATCCTGTTCCCGGGCCATGCTGCCATCCTTTACCTCACGGTCTACAAAGATCCGTTCCCCGTAAATCAGTTGGTTCCACATAGGGCTGCGGTGTCCG